CTGCTTGAGCAGTCATTGTAGGATTAAATGTGTCCTCAAAATCACCATCGCCAACATAGCCATCTCCGTCTGGACTTATAAAAAAGCCTTGTTTAGATGCTCCAACTCTTGCAGCTACTATCTCTGCTTCAAGATATGCGTTGAGTTGTTTTACGTTAGCCATTACAGGTGCAATAAAAGATACACCTCTTGTTTGTTCTGCTCTGTTTGGAAGATATGCGTGGATTATTTCTTCAGCAGGCACTCTTATATATTCCTGTGAAGGTTTTGGATAAGTGTTATCGTAAGGATGTTTTTTAAATAAATGATAAGCGACTGGTTTATCATTTCTATCAACTTCAACGCCCATCTTAATAGCATTGCCACCATTTTTAGGCATCTCGTTTTTTTGTTCGTCTAGGTGATCTGCTTCTAGGAATTGTATTTGGAAACCAAAATCTGAATCAGCAGTTTTTATTTTTCTTACTAATACCTCACCATCTCTAAGTAAGGTTTCCATAAATATTTTTTGACAATCTAAAAATGACAATCTTCCGTTTGCAGTACAATTGCCTAATTGACACCATTCTTTCCAACTTCTTTCAATCAGCAGGTTAGCTCCAAGGTCTAATGAACCATCGTCATTATTACTCTTGGAGCTTACTCTTACGCCTTGCTTGCCAATGACATTCGACACCATCAGGTTAAGGTATCTTGAGATATATGCATCGTTGCGAGCTAACTCTCTTCCTCGATCTCTTAGGATTCTAAGGTTGTCTTTGACTTCTGCATCGGCACTTGTAGATGATGTTAAAAAGTCTGCAAATAATCTCCCTGTATTTGCACCCTGATAACTTCTTCTAAAAGTTCTTTTTTTAACTTTCTTTTTATTGTTACCAATTAAATTATCGTACCAAGCCATTATGTATAGTCTGTTGGATTAATTGAAGATGAGGAATTACCAAACTTTACTTTGATAGTATTTCCTGATCCTTGTTTATTTCTTATTCTAGCTAATTTTATTTCTTTTAAATATTCTGCTTTATATCTATCTCTTAACTCTAGCAAATCAGGTAATGGAGTTCTTGAAAGCGATCTACCTGCAATTGACATTGATGATTGATCCATCGATGCTCTATTTTCCATAACAGCTTCAATAGCATCTAGCACCTTCTTTGCATGACTTCTTAAATCAGCATTTGTGTTAGCAAGATTGGTTGTGATTTCAGTTCTGCCAGAATCAACCATGATTCTTTCTGAATCTGAGCTTCTAGTTATGTATGCTTCCCAAATATAATCACCTGTACTATAACTAGCAGTAGTTGATGAACCAACCTCAATGTAATAAGTATCATCTGCTTCTGTAGCACTAATCGAGAACTTATGACTACCACCACCACCTGAATCTTCATGGAACTCATAACTTAGAGCAAACGAGCTAGGTGCATAATCACCTGCTAGATCATCCCTTCGCCACGTAAATCTATCACCTGCTACAAGTTTTGCAGGTTCAGCAGTTGGGTAATTTGTTCTATCAAATCTATTGCTCAACAATAATCCTCATAATGTTATAGATATACCTTCTTATAACACTATAAACCATTTTGTTTTTGTCAATATCTACTTCCAATTAGTAGCAAAATTACCTCTTTTTATGTTGATTTTGTTTGGATTTTTAGGTTTTTTAGGTTTTTGTGTGCCTTGATCTAGTATCTTTTGTTCGATAACGTCAAAATTTGGATTTAGTATATAGATAGCACCAAAATTATAGACAAGTGTATCCAAACTTTCATTTCTTTTACCTATCTGCTTCCAAACAAGCTGTTTCTTACCTCTTACCCATTTGGTTATGCGTTTTTCACTTGTAAGCTGTTTAAAATACTCTTCATCTAAATCTAAACAAAAATGCAAAGTAGAATCTTCAGGTTCAGCAGCAAGTCTATTGAAGATTGCTTCTTTAGCTGTATCAACTCCAAGTGTATAAAGAACAGCTTTGTTTTTGCCTACATAACTTGGTCTATTAACTATTGGTTTGCCTTGCACGCTAGCACCTTTAATAGCAAACACTCGTCTTGCTTGTCTTGGCTTAGTAAATGCATAGACCTGATTTGTATGCAATCCACCTGAATCAATACAAGTACAAGATATAGGTATGTATCTTCCTGATTCAGTTTTAAATCTTTTCTTTAAATATGCATCAAGATCATTCCAACATCCAAGAGCATTAGGATCACCCCATAGTATTTTGTAATCAATAACCCAAGCTTCGTAGTTTTTACCCCAACCTACGCATTGCAGTTCAAGTCTATCTTTTTGTGTATCAACGCCAACAGTTATTGCCAATACATCTTCAGGTATTGTTGTATGATCGTAGTTTAATCTTCTCTCAAG